AACGGCCTCGAGCACAACGGCGGGCGCGACGCTGACGGTTGCGGCAAGCCTTGTCGCTGGTGAAGGTTCGGCCAGCGCCACCAGAAATGGCGCGACGTTTGGCGTCGTCGCGAGCCTGTCTGCGGGAGCCGCGACAGCCGCATCGACGGCAGCGGGGCAGGTTCTCGCGGTCTCGGCGTCGCTGATCGACGGTTCCGTCCAGATCAGTGACGAAGCGTCGGGTGTCACGCTCACCGTGGTCTCGTCGCTCCGAGCGGGGCAAGGCATTGCTGGAGAAACATCGCCGGCAGACAACAGGACCGGGGCGTCGGTATCGACGGGCCGGATTGGACTGAGCAAAAGCGCGCCGCGTAGGCCGCTATCGAAAGACGCGGGTCGTATTGCCCGCAGCGCATAGGAGATATCACGATGGCGAGCCTGATCTACACCAGCTTTTTCAACGATCTCGGCAAGGGCAACATCGACCTTGATACCGACACGTTCAAGGTCATGCTTGTGACGAGCGCTTACACCGAGAACAAGGACACGCACACGAAGCGGTCCGATGTGACCAATGAAGTCAGCGGCGCGGGTTACACGACCGGCGGCGCGACGGCGACCGTGACGGTCAGCGCGGTGGACACGACGAACGACCGGCAGGAATACGTCCTGGGCGGTGCGTCGTGGTCGTCCAGCACGATCACCGCGCGCAAGGCGGTCTACTACAAGTCTCGCGGCGGCGCGTCCTCGGCGGACGAACTCATTGCGGTAGTCGATTTCGGCAGCGACGTCTCGACCACCTCGGGCACGTTCACGCTGACGGCCAGCACGATCCGCATCCAGAACTGATCCGATGATTCAGTGGCCTGACAAGGATGCCGACGAGACCGTCCTCGTCGGCATCGACTTTGCCGATCGGCTTGACAGCGGCGTGACGCTGACTGCCGTAACGTGGTCGCACAATCCCGGCGGCATCTCGCACACCAGCAACGGTGTCAGCGGCACCATCGCGAGCGTGCGGCTGACGGGCGGCGCGACGGGAAAGGGGTTCGTGTTCACCGCCGAGGTGACCACGTCAGACGGCCAGACGCTGCAAGAGAGCGCCGTCTTCCACATCAGGAGCCGCTGATATGGCCGCTGAGACGCCGACCGTCGAACCGACCACGATCATCGCGGGCGATACGCTGCGGTGGCAGATCACGCTAAACGACTATCTCGCATCGGACGGCTGGACGCTCAACTACGCGCTGCGGAACGCAACGAACCACTACGACATCACCGGCACGGCGAGCGGAGCCGATCATCTGCTTGAGGTTGACGCGAGCGATACCGCGACCTGGGCTCCCGGCGTCTATCACTGGGCGGCGCATGTCACCGACGGAACCGAGCGGTTCACCGTCCGGCGCGGGACATTCACGGTTACCGCCGACCCGGTCAATCCGGTGCCGCAGGAATTCCGCACGCAAGCGGCGAAGGCGGTGGACGACCTCAAGACCGCTCTCGCCACGTTCAAGGCCACGGCTGGCCGCGTGAAGCGCTACAGCATCGCTGGCCGCGACATCGAGTTTGAGAGCCTTGGCGAGATGATGAAGCTGCTCTCCATGTGGCAGCGTGAACTCGCCAACGAGGAAGCCGCCGCACGGCTCAACACCGGCAAAGCATCGCCGCTCCTGCTTCAAGTCCGGCTGTAAAGGACGCTCCGAATGGTCGAACTGAACCCGCTGAAATGGTTTCGCGCGGGCGAGAAGCCCGTCGCAGCGCCGCGCCGCATGGTGCGGCAGCAGTCGGCGGGCTTTGCCGGCGCGGCGGTCAATCGACTTACGCAATCTCTGGCGACATGGAGCGGCTCGGCGAACAGCGACGCCGAGAACGGTCTGGCGATCCTTCGCGCGCGTGCGCGGGCGCTTTGCAACAATCACGAATACGCGCGCCGCTTCCTGTCGCTCACCGCGACGCACATCGTCGGGTCCGAAGGCCCGACGCTCCAGGTTCGGGCGCTGACCAACAGCGGCGTCCTCGACAGCGTCGCCAACAGCGCCATCGAGATGGCGTGGTGGAAGTGGCAGAAGACCGCCGACATCGGCGGTCGCATGACGTTCGCGCACCTGCTGCGCGTGACGATCAAAGCGGTGGCGCGCGACGGCGAAGCGCTGGTCCGCATCGTGCGGCGGCGCGATCTGCCGAACGGCTTCGCGCTCCAGCTGCTCGAGATCGATCGGCTTGACGAGACGCTGAACAAGGTCACGCCGGATGGCCTCAACATCCGCATGGGCGTCGAGATCGACAGCATGTCGAGGCCCATCGCCTACCATGTGAAGACCTCGCATCCAGGCGAAAGCTGGGGCTGGTCGATGCCGGGTTACGAGCGCATCCCGGCGGATCAGATATGGCATGTGTTCTTGCCAGAGCGGGCCGAGCAGGTGCGCGGGTATTCGTGGCTGCACGCAGTGCTGATCCGCATGGGCATGCTGCATAGCTACGAGGAGGCCGCCGTCGTCGCCGCGCGTGTCGGCGCGAGCAAAATGGGCTTTTTCAAGCGTGCCGCCGAGGATGGTGGCTACGCCGGACAGGCAACCGGCCAGCTTGCCGACCAGAACATCGCAGGATCTCTGTCCGCGCAGGTCGAGCCAGGCGAGATGTGGGAATTGCCGCCGGGATACGATTTCGAGAGCTTCAACCCCGATTATCCGCACGCCAATTTCGAGAGCTTCATGAAGGGCTGCTTGCGCGGCATCGCGGCGGGCCTAGACATCGACTATGCCACGCTCGCGAACGACTTGGAGGCGGTGAACTACTCCAGCATGCGCGCCGGAACCATCGAGACGCGCGACCAATGGCAGGTGTTGCAGGGCTGGTTCATCGACAGCCTCGTCATGCCGGTCTACCGCGAGTGGCTGGCCTCCGCGCTGGTGCGCGGTGATGTCCGGCTGCCAGCATCAGGCCGCGCGCTTCCTGCGGACCGCTTCAACAAGTTCGCCGACGCCAGCACATTCCTTGGGCGGCGGTGGCAGTGGGTCGATCCGCTTAAGGATGCCGAGGCCGAGAAGGCGCTCCTCGCCGCTGGCCTGACCTCGCGCAGCCGCATCGCCGCCAAGACTGGCCAGGATTTCGATGAAATTCTCGCCGAGCTTGCCGACGAGCAAGCTAAGATCGCGGCTGCGGGTGTCGTTCTCGGCGATCAGCCTGTCGAGGTCGAGGACAGCCCCGAGGACGAGGCCGAAGACGAGGCCGAAGACGAGATGGAAAACGGACAGGAGGCCCGCACATGAAGGGCACGAAGCACACGCGCGTCGCCACTTTCGAGCGCGCCTCTGTTGACCTTGAGGCCCGCACGGTGCCTCTCGCATTCTCCTCCGAGGAGCCCTACGAGCGCTCTTTCGGCATGGAGATACTAGACCACGCGCCGCAATCGGTTCGCCTCGGCAGGCTGGCCGGCGGCGGCGCGCTGCTGCTCGATCACGATCCGACCAGGCTGATCGGCGTCATCGAGCGGGCTTCCATTGACGAGGACAAGATCGGGCGCGCTGTCGTGCGCTTCGGTCGCTCCGAACTCGCCGAGGAAGCGTTTCGGGACGTGCAAGACGGCATCCGCCGGCACGTCTCGGTCGGCTACATGATCCACGACGCGCAGCCCGTTCGCGGGTCGCGCGAAATCCGCGTGACCGACTGGGAGCCCTACGAGCTGTCGCTCGTCGCGATCCCCGCCGATCCCACGGTTGGCGTGGGCCGTGCCGCTGACGAACAGCAGCCGCAACTGCCGGAACCGCCGAAGGTGGCACCGGAACCCAAATCCGAAAGGACCCTGACTATGAGCGACAACATCCAGCAGCCTGCCGGCGCGGATCTCGAGGCCGCCCGCGTGCGGTCGATCCTCGACCTCGGCGACCAGTACTCCAAGTATCTCGGGGCGCGTGATGCCGCCGATGCCGTCCGCAACGGCAAGAGCGTCGAGCAGTTCCGCGATCTGATCATGTCGAAGATGGAGACGCGGCACACCGACACGTCCGCCGCCCATGTCGGCATGACGAAGACCGAGGCGCGGCGCTACAGCCTCGGGCGCGCTCTGCGCGCGGCGGTTCTCGGCGACTGGTCCGATGCGGGCCTGGAGCGCGAGGCGAGCGAAGCGGTGGCGAAGATCATGGGCCGCGCGCCCGAGGGCTTCTACATCCCGCTCGACATCTACCGCCGAGACTTCAATGTCGGCACCTCGACGGAGGCGGGCAACCTCGTCGCCACCGACCTGCGTGGCGATCTCTACGTCGATGCGCTGCGTAACGCGATGGTGATGGCCGGTCTCGGCGTCCGCATCCTGCCGGGTCTGACCAGCAACATCGACATCCCGCGCAAGTCCGTCGCCTCAACGCTGGGCATGCTGACGGAAATCGGATCGGCCTCCGAAACCAATCCGAACATCGCCAAGCTGACGCTCTCGCCGAAGCGCATCGGCGCGTATGTCGAGGTCTCCAAACAGGCCATCATCCAGTCCTCGATGGCTCTGGAGCCGATGATCCGCGACGACCTGCTCATGGGCGCTGCGATCCTGCTGGAGAACCAGGCGATCAACGGCAACGGCACCGCGCCGAACATCCTCGGACTTCGCAACACGACCTCGATCTCGACGGCGACTGCCGGCGCGAACGGGGCGACGGTCGCGTGGGCGCACTTCGTCGATCTGGAAAGCGCGGTGGCCAACGCCAACGCCGAACCGGATCGTCTCGCTGGCTACCTGACGAACACCCGCGTGCGCGGTCGTGCGAAGCAGGTCCAGCGCGGCACGAACCTGCCGTTCATTTGGGATAACGGGCCGCAGCCCATCAACGGCTATCGCGCCGCCGTGACGAACAACGTCCCGTCGAACCTGACCAAGGGCACCAGCACCACCGTCTGCTCGGCGACGTTCTTCTCGTCCGATTGGTCGATGGCCGTCCTGGGCCTGTTCGGCGCGCCGGACATCGTGGTCGATCCCTACACGAAGAGCGACACGGGCCAGGTGAAGATCACGCTCAACCAGTTCGCCGACTTCGGCGTCCGCCAGCCGGGTGCCTTCGCGGTGATGCTGGATCAGCTGACCTGATCCAAGTATGACTAGCGCCGCGCGTCGAGAGATCGG